GGCATAGGTGAATAAAGATGTCGACAACAACCGTATTAAATGATGTAAAACTGCTTCTTGGTTTGCAAACTGATGATGAAAAGCTAGAGACCATTGTAAGACTTACGGAGGGTCGACTTAAAGCGCTTCTAAGCGTCAAAATCATACCGGATGAACTAGAATATATCATTACTGAAGTGTCCATCAAACGCTTTAATAGGATTGGTTCTGAGGGTGTTCAAACACATTCAGTAGAAGGGGAGTCAATGTCATTTAATGATGATGACTTCTCTTCTTTCTCTTCTGAGATTCAATCCTGGAGAGATGAACAAGCCAATCAAAATAAAGGAAAGGTACGATTCTTATGAGGTACGATAAACCTATTTACTTTCAAAGATTTGTGCAAGGTTCTTATAATGAGAATACAGGCAACTATGAAGATGATTCGATTGAAGAAGAAATGGCAATGGCTTCCATAATGGATACAAAAACACAAACTATGATGCAGGTATACGGACAAATCAAACAAGGAAGCCTTACTTGTCATATTCAGAATATTTATGAAAAACCTTTTGATCATATTCGAATCGGTGCAAATAAATACAAAGTTGATTACTCACGAAGACTCCGAACAAAGGAGTCTTTTATTCTGTCTGAGGTGCAATAAATATGGCAAAAGTTGAAATAAGAGGATTAGATAAACTGCAGAAGAAACTCAAAAAGAATTGTTCTTTGGAAGATGTGAAAACAGTTGTTTTGAAGAATGGAATGGATATGCAAAATAAAACAGTTAAAAATGCAGTATTTACAAAAGGGTATTCAACAGGTGCAACCAAAAGAAGCATCAGAGGTGAAACACGTGATGGCGGATTCACATATGCAGAAGGACCATCAACACATTATGCACCTTATGTTGAATTTGGAACACGTTTTATGGACGCACAACCTTTTGTTAGACCTGCATTCAAACAACAAGTACCAATCTTTAAATCGGATATGAAGAAACTAGTTAAGTAGGTGATGCAATGGATTCACAGCAGGAATTATTCACTGCACTAAAAGTGCAATTAGAAAAAGCGTTAAAAAGTAAAGGTATTAATGTATACGATACGTTTCTTCCAAGTGAAGGGACACCATATCCATATGTATACATTGGTTCAAGTCAACTAGTGGACGATTATGGGAATAAAACAATGATTTTAGGCAATATCACGCAAGTTGTGGATGTTTGGCACAACAATCCTAGGAAGCGTGGAGAATTGTCTGAAATTATGCAAACCATTAAGAAAGTGGCTAGACAAATCAACCACACAAACAACTTTGCTTTTATGGTCCAAAATGTCAACCAACGGATATTATCGGATTCAAGTACAGGAGCACCATTGATGCATGGTGTTTTAGAGTTGGATTTTAGAATTACAGGAGGAATAAAATAATGAAATTTGATTTACAAATGTTCGCAGAAGCAATGAAAGAATCAGTTGCAGGTAAACAGTTGATCTATCTTTTCAGAGTTGCAGAAGATTCAAAAAAAGAAAGCGCTAGTGCAATTGCATTCCCCACAGAAAACGAGCGAAACGTGACTAAAGATGCAGATACGACTGCAACAAAAGACGGAACTATTCGTACACCATCAGTGGCAGAAATTGAAATTACATCAACATCTGTTTTAGCAAAAGGTGATGCAATTATCGACAAATTAGAAAAAGCTATGTTGGCAGATAAGTTGGTCGAATGTTGGGAAGTAAACCTAGCAGAAGAAGGCACTACAGAAAATGCCGGCAAGTTTAAATCTAAATACTACCAAGGATATTTAACAGAGTGTTCAATTTCATCTGAAGCAGAAGGAGTTGTTGAAGTTTCTTTGACATTTGGAGCGAATGGAAATGGAGCGGATGGATATGCATCAGTAACTAAAGAACAGCAGGAAGTAGCATCTTACGTTTATAAGGATGTATCTAAGGAATCGCAATAAACATGAGGGGCAGAAAAGCCCCTTTTATTTTCAAATTTAGAAAGTGAGGACTTTGAATGAGTAAAAACATGGAAATTGAAGCAAATGGAGAGATTTATCAGCTAGTAGCAGGGTTCGGATTCTTACATGAAGTAAATAAAAGAGTGACTGTGGATGTACCAAACACTAAAAACAAAAAAGAAGTAGGTTTGAAATTTATGGTCGCAAGCATCATGGATGGAGATATTGATGCATTAGTCGATTGTATCTTCTGTATGAATATTGGACAAACACCACGTTTAAAGAAAGCAGACATTGAAAGATATTTAGAAGATGTAGAAGATATCGACAAAGTTTTTGAGGACGTAATCAATTTTTTATCTCAAGCGAATGCGTGCAAGAAAGAAGTGAAATCACTGATGACGAGCATGCAGGAAGAAGAGAAGAAATAGACGAAACATTTGATGAAATGTATGAACGTGTCGCTTTGACTTGTTTTAGATACTTAGACTTCAAAAATTTGGATCAGGTAAATAATCTTACCCCTTACGAATATCGACTTCTAATGAAGGCTAAAGAGCTACAAATGGTAGATGACCAGTATTATCTGCATTTACAAGCATACCTAAATATGACTGCACAGGCTAAAAAGCAAGTGGGCAAGAAACAGAGAATGGTATACACGAAATTTAGCAAGTTCTTTGACTATCAGAAAGAGTTGGATCGTGTCATGGGGATAAAGAAACAAAGCAAGTTTGATAAGTTGGCAGAGTTCATAAATAAAAAGGAGGGATAACAATGGCAGAAAGTTTTAGTGTTGAAGCCATACTAACGGCAACCGATAAGAATATGACCTCAACCATGAACAAAGCTATAGGAGCGTGCCAGTCGTTTAGTGATAGAGTTAAATCTATTGTAGCTGGTGTCGGCATAACTAAAGCTATTGGTGCAACGATGAACGTTTTTAGCTCATCCTTTGATGGTGCTATTAATAGATTTGATACCATGCAATCCTATCCAAAAGTTATGAAGTCTTTGGGATTTTCAATTGAACAATCTCAAAAGAGTGTTGCAAAGTTAAATCAGTCAGTACAAGGCTTACCAACAAACTTGGCAGATGTTGTAACAACATCTAAGTCGTTGTCTGCCGTTACAAGTAATATTGATAAGGCAACTGATACTACAATTGCATTAAACCATGCGTTTTTAGCAAGTGGATCTAGTTCAGAAGATGCATCACGTGGTTTACAACAGTATTCACAGATGCTTGCTAAAGGTACAGTTGATATGGAATCATGGAGAACCTTACAGGAAACAATGGCTCCAGCATTAACTAAAGTATCTAAGAAACTAGGTATTGCAAGTGGTAATGCAAATGAATTGTATGATGCATTAAAGAATGGAACGATTACATTTGATCAGTTTAATGATGCAATGATTGAATGTGATACTGAAACCGGTGGATTTGCAGAAACTGCATTAGAAGCTTCTAAAGGTGTTAAAACTTCTATGACTAACATCAAGAGTGCAGTACAAAACTTAGAACAAGGGTTCTTGTCTGCAATGAATAACATGTTGAAGTCAAAAGCCATGGGTGGATTAGTTGATAATCTAGAAAAGATTAAATCTAAAATCTATGACTTTAGAAATTCAATCATGGAATCCAAGGATGATGGTTTGACATGGGACTTCAAGCCTGGAGTCTTGGAGAATGTATCAAAAGCTATGGATTGGCTTGCAGATAGAGCAAACAATGCTAAAGCTATGGTCCAACAATTCTATGATGGATTTATGAAGACAGATGCAGTACAAAACGCAATTACATTGTTCGACAAAGTCAAAGATGCTATTGGAAATGTAATGGATAAGTTGCAAGACAGTAAAGTCTTTGAGCAGTTAGGACAAGACATTGGAAATATCATTGCAAAAGTAGAAGAAGTAACTGGTAAAATTGCAGATTTCATAGCAAATCTTAAAACGGAAGATGTTAAGAGATTTGCAAGTGCAGTCAAATTATTGGCAGGAGCATTTGTTGCAATCAAAGTCGGTAGCAAAGTATCTAGTATGATTAGTGGTGTCGTTGGCACGGCTAAAGGTGGATATTCAAAGTTAAAATCAATTATTGACAAAATCAGAGGATTAGGAGAAAAACCAACTCAAGAAATACCTGGACAATTACCGCAAAATGGTACTCCAAGTGACAGTATTGGTGATGCAACAATGCGAACTGCTCAGAAAACATCTAAAGCTGCACAGATTATTAATTCTGCATTTGAAGGAATTTCCAATGTTATTACTTCGGTATGTGAAGGTGTAAAAGGAATTATAACAGGTCTAGGAGAAGCAATTAGTACTGCTTTTCAAGGTATCGGACAAGGCATTAAATCGGCTTTGGAAGGAGTCGGCACTGTTATTGAATCGTTTGGTACTGCAATCAGTACGGTAGCACAAGGTATTGGACAAGGTTTAGCAACTGCATTTACAGGATTAGGAACTG